CCGACGCCGGAGGTCACTGGTCCACCTTCGTGATCTGGGCCAAGCACCATTTCACTTTGGGCCGGTCGGACTACCAGCGGATGTACGAGCCGATCCTGTATGGCTGGCGCGACGGGACGCAGCACTTCTGGTGCGGCGACCGGAACCAGGGCGACGTGTGGTTCATCAAGCGGCCCATGGCGAACCTGGAGCACCCCACGATGAAGCCGGTGGAACTTGTCGAGCGTGCGCTCCGCAACAGCAGCAAGACCCGCGACACCATCCTCGATCCCTTCGGCGGGTCGGGGACGACGCTGATCGCGTGCGAGCGCGCCAACCGCCAGGCGCGCGTCGTCGAACTGGACCCGAAGTACTGTGACGTGATCGTGCGCCGCTGGCAGGATTACACGGGCGGCAAGGCGGTTCTTGAGGGCGGCGGAACTTTCGATGATGTAGCGCCGGAGCGACCAAAGACTGCGGTTTGAATCGAACGGTGCCACAAGGAGATTGCGGCAATCGAAGCGGAAATCCGCGCCGGGAATCCCGACCTTCAAGGGCTGTGCCTGGCTCTCTCGGACTGGTCGGCGGAGTTGCGGATCATTAAAGACGAGCAACGCCGCCTGCGGCGAGGCGGCGTGCCGTAAAAAAAGCCGCCCGTTTCCAGGCGGCTGATTGGGAGGCAAGCGTGCCTACTTGGCAACGCGATATGTCCGCTCGCCAGCCTCGTTCTTGGTGGACTCGACCGTGAGGCCCATTTTCTTGGTGAGGTTTCCGCTGATGAAGCCCCTGATGCTGTGGTTCTGCCAGTCGGTGGCCTTGGCGATCTCGGCCATCGTCGCGCCCTTGGGGCGGCGCAGGAGGTCCAGGATGATGTTCTTTTTCGAGAACTCGCGCGGCACTTTGGCCTCCTTCACTTTGGCGGCCTTCTTGCTGGCGACCTTCTCCTTGGCCTGCTTCTTCGGCGCGGCCTTGGCTTGCTTGGCGGCTTTCTTCGCGCCCTTGCTGGCCTTGGGCGCGCCCTTCTTCTGGCTGGCAGCCTTCTTCGAGGCGGCCTTCTCCGGCGCGACCTGCGCGCCCTGTTCCGCAACGGCGGCGGTTTCGGTGGTGTTGGTAGCTTCTGCGTTCTTCATGGTGGTGTTTATCCTTTTGGCGGTTGATCCGCGCATGACGATTCATCACTCCGGTGGCCCCGGAAGGCAAGGGCTTATTTCGGGAATAAAAACATGCCAGTAATGAGCCAGCGGGCGTACTCCCGACAGCGCGGAGTCTCGGCGAGCACCGTCCAGAAGGCAATCGCGTCTGGTCGCATCCACACCTTGCCCAACGGCCAGATCGATTCCGAGATTGCCGACGCGGAGTGGGCGCGCAACACCCAAACCCAAGCGCCACCAGTGGACCGGCGCGGCCAGCAACCAGAAGACGACGCGGAGGTCTTTGGCGCGTCGCAGTATACGAAGGCGCGGGCGGTGCGCGAACACTACCAGGCGCGCCTCGCCAAGATCGATTACGAGGAACGGATCGCGAAACTTGTCTCGGGCGAAGAGGTCCAGGTCGCCGCCTTCAATAAGTTCCGGCAGTTCCGCGACGCTATGATCAACCTCCCCGACCGCCTGGCGGCGATGCTTGCCGCCGAAACCGTAGAGACCACGGTGCATGCGCTCCTCACGAATGAGATCCGGAAGGCCCTGAATGATTTTGCCGACGAATCTAACGGCTGAAGAGATCTACGGTGCAGCCGCGGCGGCTGGCGCGCGGCCGGACCCGTTGCTTACGATTTCTCAGTGGGCCGACCGCTATCGCTGGCTCTCGCAACGCGCGTCCGCAGAGCACGGTCGCTGGCGCACGGAGCGGACGCCGTACTTGCGCGAGATCATGGATTGCCTTTCGCCCATGTCGCTCATCGAGCGTACGGTGTTCATGAAGGGCGCGCAGATCGGCGGCACGGAGTGCGGCAACAACTGGATGGGATACATCATCCACCAGGCCCCCGGCCCGATGATGTCGGTGCAACCGACCGTCGAGATGGCCAAGCGCAACTCGAAGCAGCGCATCGATCCGCTGATCGAAGAGTCGGAGGTCCTGCGGAAACTCGTCCGCGACCCCAGGTCGCGCGATTCCGGCAACACCGTTCTGTCGAAGGATTTTCCGGGCGGCGTGCTGGTAATGACCGGCGCGAACAGCGCCGTCGGCCTGCGGTCGATGGCGGCTCGATACCTGTTCCTCGACGAAGTGGACGCTTACCCAGGTGATGTGGAGGGCGAGGGCGACCCGATCACGCTGGCGATGGCGCGCACGCGGACGTTCGCGCGCCGCAAAGTATTTCTGGTATCGACACCGAAGATCACCGGCATGAGCCGGATCGAGTCGGCGTATGAGGAGAGCGACCAGCGGAAGTACTGGGTCCCGTGTCCGACGTGCCGCGAGTTCCAGATCCTGAAGTTCGCGCAACTGCGGTGGCCAAAGGGCGATCCGCAGAGTGCGGTTTACGTCTGCGAGCACTGCGGCCAGGAGATTCGCAACCACCAGAAGCACTCCATGCTGGCGCGCGGCGAGTGGCGCGCCGGCGCGAAAGGCGATGGTAGGACGGCGGGCTTCCATATTTCCAGCCTGTATAGTCCGGTCGGTTGGTTCTCGTGGGGCGACGCCGCCAAGCAGTTCGAGCAGGCGCAGAAAAACCCGGCGCTGCTTCAGGTCTTCGTCAACACAGTGCTGGGCGAGACGTGGACGCTGCTCGGCGAGGCCCCGGAGTGGCAGAAGCTTTATGACCGCCGCGAGTCGTACAAGGTCGGCACCGTGCCGCCTGGCGGGCTGTTCCTTACGGCTGGCGCGGATGTCCAGAAGGACCGCATCGAGGTCGAGATTACCGCGTGGGGCCGGGGCAAGGAGTCGTGGTCGGTCGATTACCGGGTGCTCGAAGGGGACACTTCGCGACCGCAGGTTTGGGAGAAGCTAACCGCGCTGTTGAGTGAGGCGTTCCCGACCGCGGCCGGGCTGGAGTTGCCCATCCTGCAACTCGCCGTGGATTCGGGCTTCGCCACCATCGAGGTGTACCAGTGGGCGCGGCGGCAGGGCGGGCGGGTGCTCGTGATCAAAGGCGATTCCCGGACGCCAGCTCTCATTGGATCGGCGTCTCCGGTGGAGGTGGGCCCGGCGGGCGCGAAGCTGAAGCGCGGCGTCAGGGTCTGGCCGGTCAATTCCGGCATGGCCAAAGAGGAACTGTACCGTTGGCTTCGGCTCGACCGACCGACTGATGAGGATCTCGCGAAGGGAATTCCCTTTCCTCCGGGGTATTGTCACCTCCCGCGCTATAGCGAGGAGTACTTCAAGCAGATCACCGCCGAGCAGTTGGTGACGAAGATCGTCAAAGGCTATCGCCGGCACGAGTGGCAGAAGATGCGCGAGCGCAACGAGGCGCTCGATTGCCGCGTGTATGCGCGCGCGGCGGCTGGACGGGTCGGCATCGACCGTTTCCAGGAGAAGCACTGGGGCGATCTCGAACGCCGGGTGGGCGCGCCTCCGGTGAAAGAAGTGAAGCAACCGCAGCAACCGCAGCGCACGGATGGCAGGCAGACCCTACGCAACCGGGTGCGATTCAGGATGGAGGTTTGATTGAAGAGATCATTGGTCGCAGCGGCTACGTCCTGTTGCGCCGGTGTATCACAGTGCCCACTACTTCTCGACGCGAAAGGGAGTATAATTCCGAATTCAGCGCATGTCTTCAAATCGCCATTCGGCCGCGGGTGCCAACGCCGGGTTTGGTTATCAGTTTGACCGTGCCCTCCATTGGCTGGCGCAAAGCCCAGCGGGTTCCTCTATCGGTATCGAGACCGATGATGACGTCGCTGTGCGCAATCCGGACGCATCACTGCTATTGGAGCAAGACAAGCATTCGATCCGCGAAGCTGCCCAGCCATTCGGCGATCGGTCTAAGGATCTATGGAACACCTTAGCGATATGGCTTGATGCAATCGATTCAAAACAGATCCTGATCGAATCCACTGCCTTTCTGATGGTCACCAACAAGGCGTTGCCCGAGTGTATCGTCAAGCGCATCTCTAGGGCGAACTCCGATGACGAGGTTGCGACGTGCATCGCGGACTTGGAGAAAGCGGGCGAGACGCCCCCCAAAGACATCGCCAGCCTCGTCGAACGTGTTTTGAGGGTGGAATCGCGCACGATGCTCAGTGGCCTCATCGCCAAGATAGAACTGGCGGATGCGTCAGACGGAACAACTGGGCCCGAATTGCGCAGGAGGACAATCGCGCAAATGCAGTTGCCGGACTGGTGTTCGTCCACTTCCGACTCCATTGCGAATGAGCTCTCGGGCTGGCTTCATAACATGGCGATGTCGTCATGGCAACAGAACCAGCCTGCCTGGGTTCAGCGCGACCATTTTGTTAATCAACTTCATGCGATCCTAGCTCGACGAACACGTCAGATCAGCCGAGAACGAGCTGAGCACCTTATCCCCATCACGGACGACAAGATTGGCCGTGAAAAGGGACGCCCTTTCGTCAAACAGCTATATTTGGTAACGGATGACGACACGGTGGTAGACACCGCGATTCGTGAGTACATACGATGCAATATCGAAAAGGCACGCCTGTCCAGAGAAGGCAATGTTACTGATGACGATTGGGAGGCGTTCCAGATGGCTCTCGTGTCACGGTGGAAGAAGATTCGTTCGCGAGTGACACGCCTAAGAAGTGGGACCACCGAGGAAAATGTAGGCTTTGACATCTTCACGGAGACAACGGAAGATCACCGCGAGAAACTCGCGGGCACCGATACGGAACAGGTCTACCTTAGCTCGGGAACTTACCACCGTCTTGCCGACCTGCGGACGGTCGGTTGGCACCCTCGCTATGAAGCTCTCATGCAGGAGCTCCTAAAAGCACAATGATCGACGTTTTGTTTGAACAGCGCGTGATTCAGAACACGGGGCTTGCGGCCGAGGCGATCTGGCAGGCGGTGAATGAAGCATACAATGCCAAAGGCCGCGCGGAAGGAGTGTCGCTTCCGCTAGTTTTTCTCGTCCTGCCGCTCACTTTCCACCAGCGCACCGCAACTACGCTGGCCTCGAGGACCCAGCCGGGCGCTCTCTACAAAGCGCTGTCAGACGACCGTGAAATCGTCGTTGGCTTGCAGGCCAGGATGCAGGCGATGGCGGACCGCACCTTTCACGGTCTTTCGATTGCCCTTCAGACGAGCTTACTCCGCATCGATAATGACCACCTCCGCCAGGTAGTACCGGGCAAGAGGACTCCGCCGGTAACGCATGTGACGGAGGATGTAAAGACCATTCTGGCCGCGGCGAAGCGCGTAGGCCAAGCGTTTGTAGAAATGAGTGTCGTGCAACTCTCGACACACTTGAACATTCGATTCTAATGAGACTCGCTATTCTTAAAGTTATCCTCTGGCCGAAGGACTCAAGCCACAGTCCTCGCATCATCGCCTTTGAGCCTGGCAGGATCAACGTCATTAGCGGGGAGAGCGGGACGGGCAAGTCCACGATTACGTGGATCATCGACTATTGCCTCGGCAGCGAGAAATGCTCCATCCCAGTCGGTCTGATCCGCGACGTCACAGGCTGGTTCGGTCTCCACCTTCGACTTGCCAATACGGAAATGATCGTTGCCCGGCGTAACCCCGGAGACCAGCAGACCACCACTGATATTTATTGGGCGGAAGGTCTGGATCTACACGTCCCTCCCGTAATCGCCGCGAAAAATGCACGGGTGGAAGATCTCAAGAACCGTTTCAACCAGCTCTCTAACCTCCCTTCGCTCGACTTTTCCGGCGGCGAAGAGGCCGGTTTCGGCGGCCGTCCAAGTTGTCGTGACATGGCTTCATTCAACTTCCAACCCCAACACATCGTGGCCAATCCATACACCTTGTTCTACAAGGCGGATACTACCGAAAACAGGGAGAAACTGCGCATCATTTTCCCGCTGGTGCTTGGGGCTATCAATTCAACAACGCTCGCCAAACAGCGGGAATTGAAAGACACCGAACGTGAACATGAGCGGCTACGCCGTGAATTAGACGCACGCCTGAACGCTGCTCGTGCATGGGCAGCGGAAGTTGAAAGCTACTACCTGCAAGCTCGCGGCCTCGGTTTACTTCCTGATTCGGAGCCGCCCGCGCCTGGGTGGTCGCTCGACAGGTACATGCTGGAACTCCAGAAAGTGCCGGCGCTTGTGCGTGCAATGGATATTCCGGATGTTCAGGAAGGCACTAATGAGGCCGCCGCCATTGAGTTCAACCGGGTTGTTAATGAGGAGGATCAACTCGCTCAGGAGATAGGCTCGATTCGCCGACGGCTTGATAAGATTGAGCAACTGTCGACGGCTGTCGATCAGTATGGCAACGATCTCGTTAGCCAAGAAGACCGCCTTCAGGGAGTTGGCTGGTTCGAGGAGAGATTACAGGGTACGCATGAGTGCCCTCTCTGCTTAGCTGTGCACACGGAAGGAAATGTCCAGCTCGCAGATTTACAAACGCTCGCGCGGGAGATGAAGTCCCTGACGGCCTCAATTCATCAAGCTCCTGCAAAGCTCGATCAGGAACTCGCCGCCTTACGCGTCGAGTTGCGCGATAGAGAAGGCTTCCTTTCGAAAGCGCGGCAAAAGCGCAAGTACCTTGAAGATAAGTCGGCGGGATTGGCTGCCCAGCGCCAACGGATACGGCAGATCTACCTTTTTGTGGGCCGCGTAGAACAGGCGCTGGAAAATGTAGCTGCCAGCCGCAACGTTGACGACCTTCGCGCCCGCGTGCAAACACTGGCAGAAAGAGTCGCCGAGTTGAGGCGAGAACTTGACCCGCGCACCGAGCGTGACCGCCTCAATGCTGCCATTAACAAGGTATCAGCGAGAGTCGCGGAGTACGCTCGCCTATTGCAACTGGAACACTCCGCTGAAAACGTCCGACTTAATCTCCGGGAATTGACCCTGCAGTTCAGTTCGTTGTCGGGTCGAACTGATTTTCTGTGGGAAGTTGGTAGCGGTCAGAATTGGGTTGGGTATCACATTGCTGGTCTCTTGGCACTGCATGAGCACTTTGTTAGCATGAACCAAAGCCCAGTGCCTCGCTTTCTCGTGATTGACCAGCCGAGCCAAGTGTATTTCCCGGAGGCGTGGCCCTCCATGGAGCAAACTCCCGATAAGCCTGGCAAATCCGACCGATCACCCGACATCGAAGGAGTGCACCGTATTTTCAGTGCTCTTGCCGTGTTTCTCGACGCCGTATCGGCCCAGTTTCAAATAATAGTGACCGAGCACGCCGGCTCGATCACTTGGGATGGAATCCGGAACGTGCATCTCGTTGGGAACTGGAGAGAGGGGCACGATGAGTTCCTGATCCCTGGTGCCTGGCTGAGCAGACAATCATCGTAATCTTCCTCTCTCGCAAACGCTCAATCCGTTCGATCACTTGCCTTCAATCATTAGGCGGCTGCCTCGAAGAGTTGACCCTTATCTGACGGGCGCGGCTATGGCCGGCACATCCTGCTGGCTGGAGCCCAAGACACTCGCATGCCATTCACTCAGACCGACCTCGATGCTCTCGACGCCGCGCGCAAGCAAGGTGCGCGGCGAGTCCGGTTTCAAGACCGCGAGTTCGAATTCGACTCCGTGGATGACTACTTGAAGCTTCGGAATCTGATCCTGAACGACGTCGCCCAGCAGTCCGGGCCGCAGCAAGTGCGCCAGGTACGCATCTACACGACCAACGGTTGGGGCCACTAAATCGCCGTGCCAATTGAAACGTTGATGACGCTCGCGCGCCAAGCCGGGCACGAGCCGATGCCGATCCCACGCGTGCCGCGCACCCGCGCGATGGGGACGTTCCCGTTCGATGCCGCCGGTCGCGGGCGTCGGGGAATGGGATGGAATCCGCCGTCCCTCGGCCTCAACACGCTCCTGTTTTCGCATGGCCTGGAGTTGCAGGCGCGGAACCGGGACGCGGTTCGCAACAGTGCGTGGGCGGCGGCGGCCGTGGATTCTTACGTCGCCAATGCCATTGGTCGCGGCATTCGCCTGGTGCCGCACCATCCGGACGATAAGATCCGCGACCTGATCACCAGGAAGTGGAATCGATGGATACGCGAGTGCGACGTCGAGTACGACCCGCGGAATCCTGCGTCGGGCCAGACGGATTTCTATGGGCAGCAGATGGTGATTGCTCGCGAGGTCATGGAGGCCGGCGAGTGCTTCGTGCGGTTCCGGCCGCGCTCGCCGAAAGAAGGTCTCACGGTTCCGTTGCAACTGCAACTCATCGAGGCCGAGCAATTACCGCTGTGGCGCACGGCTATCGAGCAGATGCCACCCAAGAATTCCGTCCGGTGTGGCATCGAGTTTCAGGCCGACGGACGGCGTGCGGCGTACCACTTCTGGAAAGCGCATCCGGGCGAGACGATGTTCTTCCCGATGGACGCGCTGTCGGTGGAGCGCGTGCCAGCTACCGAGGTGCTGCACGTCTACAAGCCGATTCGCGCGGGCCAGTTCCGGGGCCAGCCGTGGCTCACATCGGTGATCGCGAAGCTCTACGAACTGGAGCAATACACGGACGCCGAGATCGTCCGCAAGAAACTCGCGGCGATGATCACCGGGTTCATCACGCAGGCCAGCCCGGACAATCCGATCATCCCTCCGGACCAATACCAGAACGGGCCGACCCAGACAGATCCGGGGACGCAGATCAGCAAGCTCGAACCCGGCACCTTCCAGGTTCTGAACTTCGGCGAAGAGGTGCAGTTTGCCGAAGCGAAGGATAGCGGCGATTTCAAATCGTTCATCCGGACGTGCCTGCAAGCTTTTTCGAGTGGCGCCGGGCTTGCCGAGTATCAGATCAGCGGCGACCTGTCGGGGATCAACTATTCTTCGATCCGCGCCGGCCTGCTGGAGTTCCGCCGCAAGTGCGAACAGTATCAACATTCGGTTTTCATCTTCCAGGTCTGCCATCCGGTTTATAAGCGCTGGCTGCGCGAGGCGATGTTGGCGCTGGTGTTCGGGATAGATCTGCTGAACGCGTACAGCAAAGATCCCGAGCCATTCGAGGAAGTGCAGTGGGTAACGCCCGGCTGGCCGTGGGTGGACCCCGAGAAGGACATCAAGGCTTCCAACGATGCCATCCGCAGCGGCCTATCCACGCGTTCCACCGAGGTGGCGGCACAAGGGCGCGACGCCGGTGCCGTGGATGCGGAGCAGGCAGCGGACAACGAGCGAGCCGACAAGCTTGGTCTCTCTTACGACAGCGATGGCCGGAAGGTCCTGACCGGGCGCAACGCCGGATTGACGGAAGCCGAGATCCAACAGGACGCGAGCAAGGGCGAGGTGGACGTGAAGCCATGACGAATCTGACTCGTGTTGCATCGCGGTTTGTGAACACGCCGCTAATGATTCATCCGCCCAAGCTGGACGTGATAGTCCAGGCGCTGGGGCCACGGCTGGGGATCATGCCGGTGGCCGTCGTGAAGCCCGCGGAACCGTTCGCCGCGGCGTACATGGAGCAGGCTGACGACAGCGGCTACCAGGTGATCGACGGCATCGCCGTGATTCCGATCCAGGGCGTACTGACGAAACAGGAGTCCTGGGTTTCGGCGCTGAGCGGTTGCAGTTCCTATGCGCAGATCGGGGGCTACCTTCAGGACGCGGTGAACGACGCCGGAGTGCGGGCGATTCTGTTGCAGGTGGATTCACCGGGCGGCGAGACCACGGGATGCTTGGAACTGTCCGACTACATCTACTCGCTGCGGGGCGCGAAACCGATCTATGCCATCGCCGACGACTTCGCGTTCTCGGCAGCCTACGCACTCACCAGCGCGGCCGACAAGATCTTCGTCACGCGCATGGGAGCCGTCGGCTCGGTCGGCGTGGTGGTGCTGCATACCGAGGATTCGAAGTTCAACGACGAGCAGGGGTTCAAGTACACCTACATCTTCAAAGGCGAAAAGAAGGTCGATGGGAACCCGCATGAACCGCTATCGGAGCGGGCAGAGAAAGACATCCAGTCCGAAATTGACCGGCAGTACCACCAGTTCGTAGCAACGGTCGCGCGGAATCGGAAAGCCGACGCAGAGAAGATCATCGCGACACAGGCCGGCGTCTGCTGGGCCGAGACGGCCATTCCGCTGCTGGCCGACGAGGTCGGAACGTTGGGCGACGCCATGAACGCGCTTCGTCAACTGCTCGGCGAGCCTGTCCAGAGTTCAACGGCGGCGATTGCCGCAAGATCCACAACCAAGGAGGTTACAG